TTCGAGACCGACTAGGTCGTCGACCATACCCTCGAGCTCCTTCGATGAGAATCCGGCCGCCTCGAGAAGAGCTCCGTCTTCGAGCTCGAGCGCCGAGAGTTGCTCGACGAGAGCTCCGTCGTCCCACGTCGCGAGCTCGGCGGTCCTATTGTCGGCGATGGCGAACGCGGTCGCCTCGGAGCCCATGAGCTCCGTCCTCACGATTTTGATTCGGTCCCATCCAAGAGACCGCGCCGCGGTTAGCGTTCCATTGCCGGCGATGACGACGCCCTTCTCGTTGACGACGATCGGCTTTTGCTGGCCGAACCTCTTGAGGCTTCCTCGTATCGCGTCGAGGTTTGATGCATCGTGTCGCCTTACGTTTGCCGGGTCGAGCTCGAGCTCGGCGATGCTGATTTCTTCGATATTCATTGATCCCTCAAAATCTCGATGACCGGGTCGCGAGGCTTCCCGTCCTTGTAGACCCACACCTCCCGAGAGCAATTCTCCGGAGCTCGAAAGGCTCGGAGACGGGTCATCTCTTCCGAGCCGGGTCGTCTATTGCATTTCACTTGAACGAGCCTCACGTCGTCCTCACCGACCGCGATCACATCCCACTCACCGAGAGAGGCCGCCGCTCGGCAAGTCGAATACCCGAGCGCCTCGAGTTGCTTCATACATCGATGTTCGGCTCGAGTCCCTTTCGCTTTGTTGTTCACGATAGGACCTCCGCCTCGAGGAGCTCGGAGAGCTCGTCGACACCGATGTCCCTGGGGATGTCGAAGAGGACCTCGGTGTCCGGTCCATATGTTGCGACCAGTCCGCGGATCAAAGCCTCGAGGTCATCGGTATGATCGGACACGGCGATCCATCCCGAGCGTCCGCTCGGACGATACGCGAAAAGAGACCACGGTCTCCGAAGTCCGTCCATGATGTCCCCCCGAGCGGAGATTTGGTCCTCGCCTTTGATGCACAACGAGGACCGCCTCCGACTTCCCTATGAAGCCTAGAAAGATCTTAGCACCATGATCAGCGGATACAAGCGACCGCGGGGACTTAGGGAGGTTCGGGGGTTGAATGAGGCTCTCTCTCGTTTTGTATCATCCACCCCTGACAAAAATCACACTAGACCCATGAGTACCCCCTCATCCCCCTAACCTACTTTTGACGCGCTGCGTAGTTTTCACACTTTTCACACCTTAGAATGTGAAAAGTAAAACCGTTGTAAGTAGTTAAATATATTATATTATTTATTATCTTATTACCCCTTTTCACACTACTTGGTAGGGGTACCCTTTTTGGTAACTCGCAAATAAGGGTACCCCCTTGTGTAATGTGATAACCATCACACTAGACACCGAGACTAATCACAAAGGGTACCCCGTGTGAAAAGTGTGAAAAGTCCCCGAGTAGATTATTTAATGCAATGATTCCGAGAGGTTGCGTCGAAATAGTTTTCACACTAGCCGGTGTGAAAAGTGTGTGAAAAGTCCCCTACCCGGAGATTGAACTTTTTCCGGGTAGAAATCACCCCACATCCTCGAGAGCGACCCACGCCTCTCTCGGTCGACCCGAGCCGTCCATCCTCACGAAGTCGATCTCTCTACTTTCCCGAAGGTCGCGGAGTATCTCACCGCGGCGTCGAGGCTCGATGCTCTTGAGAGCTCGGCCGACTTCGTACTCGGTGAGACCTCGAGGTCCCGCGGCGAGTACCGCCTCGAGGACCCGTCCTCGTAAGCTTGCATAGCCGCTCTCGTTCATCCTCGACGATACCGAGGAGACGAGACTCTCGGCCGCTTGTCGGACGTAAGAGACCGCCCATCGTGCAAGGTCGCCGGTGATAAGCGGACGACGGACGTCCACCGATAGCGCAAGGATGAGAGAGATCCTCATCGCGAGCTCGACCGACCGTCCGAGAAGGACGTCGAGTCTCTTCGCTTCGAGCTCGTCTTGACGACGGAGGACCTCGTCCTCGAACTGATCGATCACTCTTTCGGCTTCCTCATCGAATCCGACGACGACCGGCTCCGGAGCCATATCCGGCGAGGTGAGCTCCCCGACTTCGTGCATCCCGCCATCGTCTCGAGCTTCCTTCACCCATGCGATCACTCGTCCCGGAGGCGTGACATCGACTCGGATCTTTTGTCGCTTCCGCCGAGGAGACTTCGACTCGATGACGAGGAGACGACCGAGGACGCCGGTCTCGACATCCCCGGACCCGAGAGCGTCATAGAATTGATTCGGTGTCGTGAGACCGAGGAGCGTGATCGCTGGTCGATCGATGACGACCTTCTCTCGAGCTTGACCCGACATCTCCGAATACGACTTCGGACGTAGGCTCGAGTGGAGGACACCGAAAGCCTCGACGAGTACCGTCACCGCTTCCTTGAGTTGAGAGTTACCAGTCGCCTGGGTCGCCTCGAGATACTTCCCGAACTCGTCGATCACGGCGATGTGATTCGGTCGCTCCTTTAGCTCCGAGTAGACCGCTCCCGGTGAGGTGTATCCGCTCCCACTCATGAGATCGCCCGTCCCCGATGCGTTTAATATGGCATTGATAACGGTCCGACCGTGTTCTTTCCCTGTCGTTGATTTCGCGATCGAGACGAGATACAAGCTCGCGAAGTTGCGCTCGGTTGTCGTGTATCTGCGACCTAACACGACCGACCCGAGAGCAAGAGCCGCTTGGGTTGCCAAGAGCTCGTTGGGATGAGGCGCGGAGGCTTGATAATAGTCGAAGACCTCTCCGAGTATTCCCGGCGGTCGCATCGCCTTAAACGTAGACACTTCCTCCCCGGAACCCTTCGAGGCGATGCGTACCGCTCCCACATCCGACGCCATCGGTCGGACTATCATCTCCCCGGTCTTCCGCTCGTGAGTCCCTACGATGGACGAGACGACCTTCGAGAGCTCGACATCGTCGAGCGGTTCCGGGTTCGATGCGTTCCATTCAAAGACTCGAGACCGTATCTCGTGAGCTTTTAGTCCTTGGTGTATCAATTGCCCGACGATACTTGCCGCCGCATTGTTTCGCCCGCCGGGTTCTACCGGTTCCGTGATCGGATGGTTCATCGGAAGAGCGACGTCTCTCAAGTCGAAGATGGAGCCGGAGAAGGCCTTTCCCTTCTCGAGTCCTTTCTGAACTCGGAGGACATCGGAGAGCGTCAAGACCGGCAAATCCGAGAGGTCCCACGACTCCGTACCTCCATCTCGATCCCATCGATAGACCGTCCCGTTTTCGTGTACCGACGGAGGCGCGACGACATAACATCCAGTCGACTGAAGGTCGATCTTGAGGTCCTTATTTTTGACGCTCGGGACCGACTCCGTCGAGCGGTAATAATAATGAAACCCCCTCACCGTCTTAACTCTCCAAGGAGTCCGCGGAAGGTGAGCCTCAATCCATGCGACCGCCTCCGGTGAGTCCGCATCGACGACGACCGTTCCGTTACCAGTTACGATCCCGATGTTCGCCTCCGGTGTCTCCTCCCACCATTTGAGGACTTGCTCCTCCGTCGGTGTCCTAGTCTGGAACTCCTTCCACTCTACCCGGCTTTTTTTCGATCCCTTGTGTAATGGTATCGGCCGGAAGCCGAGCTCGAGGAGCTCAATCGCTTCGTTCATCATATCCCCTCCCTAGTGTGATACTTATTGATTCCGCTCCGACGCGATGCGTCGGCGGTTGTAGACTTCCTCCCGGATGGACTCGAGACCGCGGACGATAGCGAATCGAATCGCATCGGACCTCGAGACGTTCCCGAGCTCCGGGAAGGTCTCCTCGATAACTGGACACATCTCGTCGAGCTCGTCGACGGTAGACTCTCGAAGGTAAACTCCGACTACTCTCATGATTTTTCCTCCTAACAACGTGTAAAGGTCTTTACACGTACCCTGGACTTGATCTACAAATCAAGAGCGCCGCGGCGCGAACGAGAACAAAAAGGAGACAACGAGATGACCCACCACACTTTTCAATCTGTACTTTCTGAAATTCGAGAAGACCTCGCCGACGGTTCGACCGGCGTCCTCGCGCAATACCTCGCGGACCTGATGTCGTACAACGCGACGGAGTACCAGTCCGGCGAAGGTCTCCGCGAAGCGTTCGACACTTTTCTCGAGAGCCTAACTAACGACATCGATTTGAGCGCCATCGATGAGGATCGTCTTTTCGGCGAGTCGCTTGATCTACTCTGGGCCCGTAAATGGTGGACGTCGGACGATGGCGAAGGCGTCCTCGGTGAATGGGAGATCACGACATCCGACGCCGAGATCTGGGCTGAGCTCAAGGAACAAGGTCACGACCTAACCGGAAAGATCGAAATCGGATGAGGCGCCGCATCGTCCTAGACCACGGGTCCGGGTCGGTCTTCGAGATCGACCGGACCGACCGTCGAGTTTACCTCGGATCGTTCGAGTCCTTCGGTATCGAGGAGCTCGACCATTACGAAGCGATGGACGCCGTCCGTCGTCGCCTAGCGAAAACCATAAAGGAGGAAAAGAGATGAGACGAAAACTCATCGAGGAAGCGGTCCACCTGGACCATACCATTCGATTCGAGGAGTTGACCGAGAAGGTCCTTCGAGTCGTTGTCTTGGACCCGGCGGACCGGGTCGTCTTTGATTCGGCTTGTTCCGTAGAGGAGCGGACCGATGTCACTTTCCGGAAGGAACTCGAGGGATTGATCCATCGGTTCAACGCCGGGATCTACTTCGATTGAGGACACTATGAATCGAAACAAATGGACCGCCCGATATCGAGATCATCTGATCGTCTACGTACGCCTCACCGGTCATAGTGGAGTCGTCACGATATACGAGCCGGGAGATCGGGTCATACATGAAGAGGTCGCCCATATCGGAGAGATCCACGATGGAGACCGCGAGAGGAATTTAAACGCGATGATGCTTCGGCTGCATCGCATCATTGATCGACGTCACGAAGGCGTCGAGGAAAGGGATCAGGAAGTAAAATGGTATCACTGAAGAGAACCAGCGACGTCCAGTCGCACCACCTAAAAATCTTAGTCTATGGAGCCGCCGGAGCCGGGAAGACCCGTCTCATCGGTACCGCGAAGGACCCGTTGATCATATCGGCGGAGAGCGGTCTCCTTTCGCTTCGGGACATCGATGTCCCGTACATCGAGGTGAAGACTCTCGCGGACGTCCAAGACGCCTACACCTTCGTCTCGAAGTCGGAGGAGGCGAAAGCGTTCCGCTGGGTCTGTCTCGACTCCATTTCGGAGATCGCGGAGACCGTCCTCGCCGCGGAGAAGAAGGCCGCGAAGGACCCGCGGAAGGCGTATGGCGAGATGATGGACACGATGCGGAAACTCGTCCGAGCTTTCCGCGACCTTGAAAAGAACGTCTACATCTCGGCGAAGATGGAGACGATAAAAGACGAGACCGGAGCCGTCGGCTATGGTCCCTCGATGCCGGGTAATAAGCTCGCGAACGACCTCCCCTTTTTTATGGATGAGGTTCTCGCTCTTCGCGCCGTGAGAGGTGAGGACGGGACCGTCGAGCGGTTCCTTCAGACTCAACCGGATGGAACCTATACCGCGAAAGACCGCTCCGGCGTCCTCGATAGTTTCGAGGCTCCGGACCTTGAGGCTCTCGCCTCGAAAATTGTCACACCTAACAAGTAAGATCAGGAGAGAAAGAAATGTTTAGTTTTGATGGAAGAGATGTAGAAGTAAGCACCACGACCGAGGGAGGCGTCCTCCCCGATGGTCAATACAATGTTATCGCGGACGATTGGTGTTTTCGCGATAGCGCCGCCGGGAATCGATATTTCGAGATCACCTTCTCGGTTGTCACTGGCCAGTATTCCGGATGGAAAGCATGGGCGAAGTTTTCGCTCGAGCATCCCGACCCGGAAGTCGTTCAACGAGCTCGGAAGGACCTCGCTCGTCTATTGGTCCAAGGCTTCGGGATCCCGCCGGTGTTTCAGTCGCCGGATGAGTTGATGCGTCGAGGTTGCGTCATCACGACCAAACAACGCGAATATAACGGGAAGACTTACGTCGACATCAAGCGTTATGCGAAAGCATCCGAGGCCGCGGTCCCTGCGTCAACGGCGACATCTGCGACACCTGGTCGACCAGTAAGCCGGACCGAGGCGAATGAGATCGCTCCTTTCTGATCAACGTATTCGAGAGCTCGCGAAGGGTCCGGCGTCCGTCCTAACCTTTCGCGAGCTTTTTTCCGCGGTCTTAAAGGCCGCCTTCGAGGTACCAAAAATGAAGACTTTATTTCGTGTCAAACCTGTATGTCGAGAGACTCTCGTCCCTTACACCGTCTCGGTCGTTTCGCAAACTCCGGAGCGATGCCAACTAGAAACTAACCGCCCATGGATGCCGCTCGAGGCGAAGGGAGAGGTCTACACCGAGGTGAATGTGAATCACATCGTCTCGATCCATGAGATGTTCCAGTCGCCGATTGGTGAGGTCGATCAAGACGTCCTCGACCATTTCTCGATGCCGCCCATCGTCTCTTGGCTCGAGCTCTCCAACGGGAAACATATCGTGATCGAAGGTCCCGCGGAGATGGCTCGAGGAGGTTTCTAGTCATGAAGTCGACGCTTCAAATCCTCGACCATAACCTAGAGATGAACCAAGGCGACGGGTTCCGTCCGCACGGAGGAGCATCGGGAGCCGGGAAGGAATGTCCCCGCTCTTTCTGGTACGATTTTCGTTGGACGACCGAGTCCGACTTCGACGCGAACGTCCTCCGGAAGTTTCGCTCGGGTCACGCCGACGAGGAGGTCGTCGCCGCCGAGCTCGAGAAAGTCGTCAATCTCGGCGAGCGTCAAGCTCGATTCAAGGACGGACATCTCGGAGGCTCGGTCGACGGTATCATCCGGGGAGGTCTCGTCGAAGATCCGAACGGTGTTTATGTTTGGGAGCATAAGTCGATCGGGGAGAAGTACTTCGACGAGCTCGAGAAGAAGGCCGCCGGACTCTCCGCTCTCGGTCGGAGCGATGAGATCCTTCTCGACTGGCGTCCGGTCTACTACGCCCAGGCTCAATTATACATGCATTACCTTGAGATCGATCGTCACTATCTCACCGTCTCAACCGGCGGAGCTCGGCGTCTCCTCGCCGTGTTTACGCCATACGACGGATGCTATGCCGACGAGCTCGTTCGCCGCTCTCAAGAGATTCTCACGTCTCTCGAGCCTCCTCGTAAGGCCGGGACCTGGGATTCCTTCGTCTGTCGTTGGTGTTCTCACTCGGCGGTATGTCACGACAACGTCGAGCCGGTGAAGTCGTGTCGGTCGTGTCGGTATGCTTGGCCGAAGCGGTCCGGCGAGTGGGTCTGTATGCACCACGACACCGAGCTCGACCTCGAGGCTCAACGCGCCGGCTGTGCGCATTGGTGCCGATTTTTAGACAAGTGAAGAGGCTCGTCGTACCATCAAGGAAAGGAGGATTCTAAAATGGAATTGATTGCGGTCTTATGTCTTTTCGGTCTCGGCTTTTGTCTTCTCGGAGCGGTCTTCGAGTATTTTATGATGAGAGCCGAGCGTCAAAAAATGGTCGAGCTTCGTCGTCGTCTTTTCGGAAACGTCGTCGATCTTCGTGAATGGAAAGCTACCAAGAAACGAGCATCCGGTGTAAGGTTTAAACGTTGAGTCGTTCCCCCTAGTCTCTTACGAGTAGAGGCGAACATGGGCGACTCAATACTCCGGGGAGGTCGCGCATGTCGGTAATGTCGCCGGCATCCTCCCCGGATACTTCACAAGACGAGACCTACCTCGCGCACCTTCTCCAAGACTTTCGACTCTCTCATGAGAGCGACCTCCGAGCGGAGCTCGTCGAGCGGGACCATCGGTCCCGGACAATCTTTCTTAGGGTCCGACGTCGCTCCTTCACCGAGCTCGGTGTGTCCGTGAATGGTCATCCCCAAGTCGCGGAAGATGACGCATAACTCGACGAGGGAGATCCATTGTTCCCCGGTCGGAGGATGCTTCGTGAAGTCTTCATGCTCGGCGACGATGGCGACACCGATCGATTTGATGTTGAAGCGTTTCGCGTGATTCCCGGTGTCGGTGATCTTGAGACACTGGTCGACGATGCCATCGGGTCGGATCACAAAATGGTATGCGAGCTCGCCTCCGGTGTAATAGCCCGCCTGGTACTTCCGAGTGTCTCGGAAAGCGTCGGCGATCTCGGGTCCAGTCGTCCCGAGGCTCGCTCCGATTTTATGGATCACGACTTTGTCGACCCGCTCGAGACGCCGCTCTCGAGTCTTCCCGTCGTCGCATCGTTTGATCTGATCGAGGACTCTCACCATCGGATCTTTACTCCGGCCATAGCGGACCAGTCTCTCGTCGATGCGAAGTCCGCCGAGGCGATCGCCTGAATGTTTTCGTGAAGATGTAAGGCACCATCGACAACGCCGCGGACGCCGTGAACATCGCCACGTATGCCGAGATCGAGAGCGCCTTGAAGACCTTCCCGGTCGAGCTCCTTCGCGACATCGGAGACGACCGCTAGGACTTTCCCGCGTCGGTACCTCGAGCCGCTTCCGCGACGCTCTCGGCCGCGACGAGAGCCGCCTTCGTCTTCGCTCGTGAGTCGTTGTAAGACTTCGCGCCGAGACCTGCGATCACGGCTCCGGCGATCTGGACCCATGGTCCGGACGCTCCGTCCGCTTCGAGTTGAGTCAAGATCGCTCCTAGGATCACCGATACCAACGAGAGCCAAAACTCCGAGCTCTTGAATCCGTTAGTCTTCCCCTTAACCATTTGTCTCCCCCTCTTTCTTCCCTTGTAGGTACGAACGAATCGACGCCGCGTTGATCCGACTCTCCTCTCGGAACTCCATCATATCGCGATGGAATCGATCGACCTTCTCCGACATCGCGGAAATGGTTCCGTCCATCGTCTCGACTTTCGTCTCTATGATCGAGACCCGCTTGTCGATGTCGTCAATCTGAGATTGAGCCTTCTTCAGATTGTCGTAAGTCGTCCCGCCATTCTTTCGAGCGGACCATTGATCGAGCGCCGCCGTCGCCTTGTTGACGAACATCACGACCGCCCCAACGAGCGCCGCCATAGTCGCATGATCGATCGCTTCCATTACGGCACGTCTTCCGGCGGCGGAATGTTACCTGCCCACTCTGCCGCTTCGGGTTGCGTGTAGATAGTCCAACCAGTTGCTCGGAATGCATCTAGGTCACCGCCAGCCATCAAGGTCGGGCTGTTGCATTTCCATATCGTGTGGACGCCATCGCTAGCACCCAAGGCGCAATTGGCCCGGTTGAACTCCGCCGATGTGCGGTAGGTTGGATGGACCATGACCGGTGGCCCTTCTGGGTCCGGGTAAGTTTCGTAGTCGTATCGTGTGACCGCCGACGGCAAATCATCGTCGAGGTTGCCGACTGGCACCAGTACGTAAATCCATGTTCCGCTACTCATTGTTTAATCCTTTTATGAGACGTAAATCGGAGAATGCGAGCCGCTTTACTTCATCGGCTGATAACGCGACTTGATAAAACTTAAAGCAACCAACTGGCCCCTGTCCATCGAAAAGACCTGTCCCTAAGTGCATTGGATGAAGTGCAGGCGGACCGGTGATCGATTGCGTCGATGAATGATCGACCGCACCATCGACATATATTTTCACCTCTGCCGGTGTTGTCGCGTAGCTGATTGTAAGCGTGTAATGGTGCCAATCTGAATCGGTAATATTTGACGTATTGACCGATGGGCGAGATGAACCATCTCCAAGGTTAAATCGCAGATTCGGCCCGGCTTGCTGAAAGCACATGAACTGATCGTTAGTGCTCGCGCCTGTATTCCCCCACACCATCGCAATACCGTCTTTTATTTTGCGATAGCAAAAGCCAATCGTGTAACCGTTAGCCGATCCAGCTTTAGGATAGACCGCCTCCTGAGCCGGGATGATTGCGGTCGCGTCATCTGCCCCGGTATGATTCAAAACGCTAACACCCTTCCGCTTCATCGAGAAGTCGCCAACGATAGTCGAGCCGCTGGCGTTTTCTGGGAATGATGCGGCGACAACAGAGCCCGTCAATGTAGCGTTGGCACCGTTACCGCTGTAGTCCTTAAAACTCGTAAGGTCATCACACTTCCACCATCCCTTGAGATTGGACGGTTGAACCGTG